GCTTTGGAGCTGGGTGCTACTGTTAGTACCTCTCTCAAAGAGGAGGCTATTCAGCTTTCAGGGCTGTACAACCCTAACAGCGTAAAACAGCTTGCACAGTGGCTTGAGGAGCAGACAGGAGAAGAAATCACTAACCTTCGTAAAGAAACTGTAAGCAGCCTGTTAAACCGTGATGCAAACAGTGATGAGGTAAACCGTATGCTTGCTATCCGGCAAGAGCTGGGTAAAACCTCTATGAAAAAATATGACGCCATTGAGGAGTGCGTCTGTCCTGACGGCAGAGTTAGAGGACTCTTACAGTATTACGGCGCTAACCGCACCGGGCGCTGGGCTGGGCGTTTGGTGCAGGTACAGAATCTACCACGCACCTACACAGAGCCGCTGGACCTTGCACGTCAGCTTGTAAAACACAGACAGCTTGACGGGCTGAAGGTAGTATACGGCTCAGTGAATGACACCCTCTCACAGCTCATCCGTACTGCCTTTGTCGCACCTGAGGGACACGTCTTAATAGATGCGGACTTTTCCGCTATTGAGGCCCGTGTTATATCGTGGCTTGCAGATCAGGAGTGGCGGCTTGAGGTTTTCAGAACACACGGCAAAATCTATGAGGCCTCTGCCTCTCAGATGTTTGGTGTTCCCCTTGAGCTTATTAAAAAGGGTAATCCTGAGTACGCTCTAAGACAGCGCGGCAAGGTTGCTGAGCTGGCATTAGGCTATCAGGGCGGCGTTGGTGCAATGCGTAACATGGACTCTGGCGGACTGCTTGCAGACCTGCCGGACGAAGAGGTACAGGACATTGTAAACCGCTGGCGTGAAGCTAACTCTAAAATCCGTGATTTGTGGTACGCCTTTGACAGTGCAGCCGTTCAGGTTATCAACTATGGCGGCTCTGTCAAAGTAAGATGCTGCACCGTTGCAAGAGAGTATGACTGTGTGCAAGGTACTACTTGCCTGACAATTCTACTCCCTTCAGGACGAAAACTCTATTATGTTGATCCTGCTATTGGTGAGAATCGCTGGGGCAATCCCTCTATCTCCTATATGGGTATGGATCAGACCACTAAGAAGTGGAAACGCATTGAAACCTACGGCGGTAAGCTGGTGGAGAACTGCGTTCAGGCTATAGCCCGTGATTGTCTGGCTCAGGCTATAGACCATTTGGAAGAAGCAGGCTATCCTGTGGTATTCCACGTGCATGATGAGGTGGTTATTGATATAGCCCCTTATGCAGACAATGAAACAATGCTTAAATCCGTTGTGGAGATTATGGCACAGCCTATCCCGTGGGCGCAGGGCTTACCGCTTGGTGCTGAAGGCTGGGTAGGTACATTTTTCAAAAAAGATTAAATGGAGGCAATCTTATTATGAAAACGAATTATATAAACCTTTTGAAGCTGACGCTCATTATCGCAGCTATGGTAGCTATCGCAGTAACCGTAATCGGCATACTTGCTACACCGGTGGTGTTGGCAATTCACTTTTCGTGGTACTGGCTTTTCCTGTACTTGGGTTATCTGTTGGTAGCTCTTTATATCGTGGTTTGCATTGACGCTAAGGTAGGAGGTACACGCAAATGAGAATCGTATCATCCGGCTTTGAAATCCTCACTCCTGTTGATAGTGAGGCAATCCTGAAGCACATTGAGCTTTGCGGACGTACCTGTTACAAGTCTGAAAAGAAAATCACGGATGAGTCCTGCCGTACCTTCGTGCAGAGCATCATCAAGAGAGGACATGAAGCTGTCCTTGAGCATTTCAATATCACAGTAAAGTTTATCTGTGATCGTGGTGTATCTCACGAAATCGTGAGGCACAGACTGGCTTCCTACTGTCAGGAGAGTACACGCTACTGCAACTACTCCAAAGACGATTTTAGCGGTGAGATCACCGTTGTAGAGCCTTTTTACCTCCAGCCTGACACTCTTGCCTACAACAAATGGAAAGAGGCGTGTGAGGCTACTGAGGCGGCTTATTTCAGCCTTTTGGATTGGGGCTGTACTCCGCAGGAAGCAAGAGCTGTTTTGCCTAACAGCCTCAAGACAGAGGTTGTGATGACCGCTAACCTCAGAGAGTGGCGTCATTTCTTCAAGCTACGTTGCGCGCCGGCTGCTCACCCTCAGATGAGAGAGGTAGCTACACCGCTGCTCCGCGCCCTGCAAAAAAAACTGCCTATTGTGTTTGACGGCATTTTGGAGGGGTAAGGTATGGCAATAGAAAAGGATGGTGGCTTTTATACGCCTGTATGCGATAACTGCTATGCAGAGCTATGTGAACAGTACACCTTTGAAGATGCCGTGGAGCATTTACGATCCTGTGGCTGGGCCACGGTTAAAGATGAACACGGAGAATGGAAAAACTACTGTCCTAAGTGCGAGCATGAACTGTTAAAAAGCCTCTATCCTTCGGCAGCAAATGATTTTGAAGGAGTGGTTTAGTATGGTTTTTAATAGATCAAAGCCCATAAGACTTATAGAGCTTTTTGCCGGCATAGGCAGTCAAGCAAAAGCGCTAAGTAATTTGGGCCTGCCTTTTGAACACTGGAGAGTATGTGAATTTAATGAGGATGCCGTTAAGTCCTATAACGCCGTCCACCACACGAACTTTTCTCCTTCTGATATTACAAAACTAAGAGCAAGCGATTTAGGTATATACGATACTGCACACTACAATTACCTACTCACTTATTCATTTCCCTGTCAGGACCTATCAAACGCCGGCAAGGGTAAAGGTATGGAAAAAGGAAGTGGTACAAGAAGTGGTCTACTGTGGGAGGTAGAACGCTTATTGAATGAGTGTAAGGAATTACCTCAAATTCTGCTTATGGAAAACGTGCCACAAGTACACGGTGAAAAGAACAAAGCGCACTTTGATAAATGGCTTGAGTTTTTGAACAGCAAGGGGTACACAAATTTTTGGAAAGACCTAAACTCCAAAGATTATGGAATACCACAGAACAGAAAACGCTGCATAATGGTATCTGTGTTGGGCTTGCAAGCTTACACGTTTCCTGCAGCTATTCCGTTGCTAAAAACAATGGGCGATCTGTTAGATGATGAAGTGCCGGAGCATTACTACCTAACGGAGAAAAAAAATGTATAAGATCGCTAATTGGAAATCGCAGCAAAATCCCCTTGAACGTGTAAACGGCCACAATTCTATATCTCCCACACTTACCGCCCGTGGTGCTGGTGAATACCACAGCGGAATGGTTTTAGTATCTCCTCATTTGGATAGGACCGAAAATTTAAGAGGTAGCATTTTGCAAAGAGAAGTTTGCAGCAAAGCTGTTGACCTGACAAAACCTTTTGAAATGATCGACTACACCTACTCAAATGCAAGACTAAAAGAGATGCAAGGGGGGGGCTTGAAAGTGAAAAACAAAACTGACACCTCTATAAGCTGTACCCTTACAACCCATTTAGATAATTTTGCTGTGCGTTTGCCCGGTGATATGTTTCGTGTTATCACTCCGCTTGAAAGTTGGCGCTTAATGGGCTTCGATGACGAGGACTTTCACCGTGCGGCAAGAGTTTGTGATGATAAACAATTATATCAGCAAGCTGGTAACTCTATCGTTGTCAACGTGCTAATGGCCGTACTCGCTGAGTTGTTTTTGCCGGAAGAAGCCCACTCACAATGGTTAATTGACCTACTAAACAAAGAAGGAGAATGAAAATGTTTGAAAAAGTAAACCCGGCTCACCCAGATAAAATTGCAGATAGGATTGCAGGGGCTATTGTAGACCTTGCTTACACCGTGGAAGAAAACCCTAAGATTGCTATTGAGGTTATGATCGGCCACGGGATTTGTTATATCATAGCCGAATCCTCGGTTAATATCGACACCATAAAAGTTTGTCAGGCTGTACATAGAATTACCAACTCAAGTGAAATGGTGGTTAATTTCAGGTGTGTGAAACAGGACGTCCACCTTGCTAATAATCAGGCAATGGAAGTACGCTGTGGTGATAACGGCATTTTCAAAGGTGTGCCTCTTACGGATGAGCAGAAAGCTCTATCCTTTATTGCAAGGGACTTGTATAGTGTCTATCCTTTTGACGGCAAGTATATCCTTGACGAAAGTACAGACCGCTTTATTATTTGCCAAAGCAATGCTGACACAGAAGCCTTGAGAGAACACGCACCCAGAGCCGTTATCAATCCTCTTGGGTATTGGACCGGCGGCCCTGATGTGGATACCGGCGCAACCAATAGAAAACTTGGCTCTGATATGGCAGATAGTGTAACGGGCGGAGGGCTACACGGAAAAGACCTTTCAAAAGCAGACGTGTCCGTAAATATTTATGCCTTCCTAAAGGCTCAGGAAACAGGAGAAACCATTTCTTTGTGCTGTGCTATTGGTGATACCACTGTTGATAACAAAAAGTATTCTGAGATTGTAGAAACCGCAAGAGCTTATATCAAGTCCGTAGGTGGATTTGAGAAGTTTGCGGAATGGGGGCTTGTATGAAAATCTTTTTACAGGTAGTCCTGATTGCCTTAGGCGTTATCTTCAGCCTCGGTATTGTAGGCAGCAAGGACAGCAAAGAGAGATACTGTTTTCTCGCAGCAGTGGCGGTGCTGTTTGTTTTGGCACTGCTTAGCTTTATTCTGATTTAGGAGGTGCTGAGGATGAATAGAGCTGAGGTGCTTGCCGCCGCTGAAAAATGCGTTTGCGGTAAACGTCAGGAGGACTACGGTACTCCTGAGGATAACTTTACCACCATAGGCCTTTTGTGGAGCGTTTACCTTCGTGCAGCTCACCCTGAGCTTGCACAGGTGCTACCCATTAACGGCGTTGAAGCAAAAGACGTTGCAGTTATGATGTCTTTGCTGAAGGTTGCAAGAATAGCTACAGGATCAAGCCCTGATAGTTTTGTTGACCTTGCCGGATATGCGGCGTGTGCCGGTGAGATTGCTACACAGGCAGACGAACAAAAAAAACGCCCTGCAAATAATACCTGTGTTGTTTGCGGTGATGTTATTCCTGAGGGCCGGCAATACTGCCCTTCACACGATACCAATAAGTGCAAATAATCTAACGAACAGGAGTAAATCACTATGGGCGATATGAAAGAAATGTTTGAGGGGTACAAAGAGCTGCACCGTCAGCGTGTGGCTAAGAATCCTGACCGCATAGCTTACGCCGTAAAACAGCTTGAGCAGCACGGGATTGAGTACACCCTTAAAAACGAAGCTACCGGGCATTTTCACTGCCACCGTAAGACAGACGATAAGCTGATACAGTTTTGGGCTGGTACGGGTAAGATTATGGGCTATACGAATTTGCGCGGTATTCACAACCTGATAAGGTTGTGTGAAGGTGAAAACCTTAAAGACCTGATCCAAATTAAGTAAAGGAGGTAATTGACGTGGTGCAAAAGAAACGCTACTACTCTATAAGTTTTTCAGGCGGAAAAGATAGTACAGCTCTCTTGCTTGAGTGGCTGAAAAGGCACATTTGCGACCACGTCAATTATCCTCTGGACGAAGTGCTATACTGCGACACGTGGAAGGAATTTCCGTCTATGGTAAAGCACATAGCAGAGATAGAAAAGCTGGTATTGTCAGCAGGTGTAAAGTTTACCCGTGTTCAAAGTGAGAAGTCCTTTGACTATTATCTGTATGAGCATAAAATTAACAAACGCACCAAAAAGCATATCTACAAAGACGTTGACCTTGTAGGCTACGGCTGGGCTGGTAGCCGTTCTCGGTGGTGTACAAGCAAGCTAAAGCAGGATGTTATTGCCCGCCACTATAAAGCTCTGGAGCAAGAGTATGAGGTTATACACCTCATAGGAATAGCAGCAGATGAACAGTACCGGCTTGAAAGACCGGGAAATCAGCGCTCAGACCACTTACACCCTCTTGTAGAGTGGGGTTGGACCGAAGCAGACTGCTTAGCTTACTGCTACCGCTTTGGGTACGATTGGGACGGCCTCTACACTGTGTTTGACCGTGTAAGCTGCTGGTGCTGTCCTTTGCAACCGCTTGAGGATCTGCGTAAGTTGAGAAAACATTTCCCCGAACTGTGGCAAGAACTTAGGGAAATGGATAAAAAGACTTGGAGAGTTTTCAGTGGTTACAGGACCGTTGAGGATTTGGAAAAGCGTTTTACTCTTGAGGAGCTTTACATAGCTAACGGAAAATCCATACGCAGTAGAGAGTTTTTCAATGAGTATAACAGAATTGCCCCCCCCCTGCCGCCTGAGAGTGGAGTAATGAAATTAGAAGTATCACAAGGAGGCTGATACCTATGTCAGAGAAAGACTGGACGGGAAACAGCCGAACAACACACGCAATACTCGGTGCAAGGAATTACGCACAGAATGAGCGTGAGGTAAATGACTACTACGCCACAGAGCCTAAAGCAGCTCAGTTGCTTATGGAGGTTGAAACCTTTTCTCCCATGATATGGGAGTGTGCCTGCGGTGAAGGACACCTCGCAAAAGAGTTTGCAAAAGCTGGTTATCAGGTTTATGCAACGGACCTTATCGACAGAGGATATGGCTACCAATTAGACTTTTTGACTACTGCCGCCCCCCCCCGTTGCTGGTTTTGATATAATCACAAATCCGCCCTATGCAAAGGCGCAGGAGTTTGTGGAACACGCACTTGATATATCGGCGGACGGTTGTAAGGTTGCTATGTTTCTCAAGATACAGTTTTTAGAGGGCAAAGCCCGAAGAGAACTGTTTAAGAAATACCCTCCAAAAACAGTGTATGTAAGCTCAAGCAGGCTTAGGTGCGCTATGAATGGAGATTTTGAAAAATACGCAAAGTCTACCGCAGTTTGTTACTGCTGGTATGTATGGCAAAAAGGCTACACGGGAGATACCGTGATTAAGTGGATAAATTAGGAGGTTTATTATGATTCCCGTAAAAACAGATCACACGAATATCAATCTCACCAAAGAAGGCTGCAAGGATTTACCCGGCACTACCTACAGTTATGAGGACGGCGGCACCGGCATTGAAACCTGCTGGGAGCTGACGCCTGAAGATATTAAGAGGCTGGCTGAAATGGACCGCCCCTGCATCTTTGTTTACACGCGCGGTAACACCATTCCGCCTATTCTGCTCACTACTGAGTGCCTGTTGCAGTTTGACGATAACACGGCTGCTGAAGATCCTGAGCAGGAGGACACCAACAATGAAAATACCGAAGAGTCTTAAAATTGGTGGTAAGGTCTACTCCGTAGAGATCACAGACAAGCTCACGCTTGGCAGTGCTAACTACTCCGGCGAAATCCTGTACAGCGATCTCATTATCAGGATTTGCCCGTCAGCTAAAGCAAAAATGGAGGCTGACTTTGTACACGAAATGATACACGGCATTTTCTCTCATCTTGGCTACAGTGAGCAGGACGAAAAGAAGGTAGATGAGCTTGCAGAAGCCCTCTACGCCGTGTTTGTGGATAATCCCGAAATGTTCAAAGAGGAGGCAACAAAAGATGAATCGTAGCGTTTACCAAAGAGGCGTTAAAGGCAAAAAGTACGGCATCTGGAATGTGTCAGCTAAGTGTTTTCAGTTTGGCATTTGTGAGGACACTCCTATGCTTGCCGTTGCCCGTCTGTATCAGAAAATCGGTGATGATGCTAAGAAATGGCGTTTTGAGCCTCGTATGCTGCCGGATGAAGTGAAGGAGGCTACACAATGACAGTAGCAGAAGCAAAGGTTGAAATCCCTGATATTGACGCCTTCTGCCGCGCTGCGTGTGTTCATTGTAGCAATGATTGGTATTGCCCTACTTACTGTGATGCTTTGGAAAAAGCAAGGAAAATACCCTTTGACCGCATACTTGCCTGCTATGCAAGGCATGAGGGTGATTGGGTAGGCATCTGGAGGTATTTAAGGGAAACGAAAGTGAGGTTACGCAATGAGCTATGATATTAGCTTCAAGGCGAAGCTGGAGGGCGCGGATCAATGGGTTTACGTTGGTCCTGAATGGATAAACCATACCAGCAACACCGCTGCAATGATTAAAGAGGTCTGCGGCTCTTACCCGTCCATGTGGAACGGTATGAAATGCTCTGAGCTGTTACCGGCACTCACTACCGGGTGCAAGGAGCTGAGAGCCTACAGTCAAAAGTACAGACAGTTTGAGCCTGAGAACGGCTGGGGTACGGTGGAAACCACTCTTGAGTTTTTGGACGCAATACGCAAAGCCTGTGAGGAATATCCTACGGCAGTGCTTGAGGTCTGTTAGTGGGAGGCTGCTATGAATACGAATCCTAAGAAAAACAGTGAGGGCTATTCTGATCCCACAGCTTATGAGGGCTTACGTCCTATCATTGAAGAGGAAAACGCCCTTGAGCGCCGTGTAACGCAGCTTATTAAAACGCTCAAATACATTATCGGCTTAGCAGGCTTTGAGCTTGTATGCCGTATCGAAATCAAAGATAAGAAAACAGGGAGGATCTTCAGATGACAAAGGAACAGCTTGAAAAGCAAAACAAGGATTTAAGGGCAGAAGCAAAGGAGCTAAAAATGCACTTAGACTCTGTGTGCAGAGAGCTTGAATCCACAAAAAAGGAAGTTGCAAAGCTCACTATTGAGGCTGACAAGGACCTATACAGCAGAGCTGTTAGCACCTTCGGTGAAACCTCCCGGCTGATACTTGCTATTGAGGAAATGTCAGAACTCATTAAGGAGCTGAGCAAGTACACCAGAGGTAGAGAGAATATCGGTAGTATCTGTGAGGAAATGGCAGACGTGGAGATTATGCTTGAGCAATTAAAGATTGTTTTCCATAACCGCGCAGCCGTTGACTACCACAGATCACAGAAGCTCCAGCGGTTGAGCGACAGGCTCAACGGAAACCATGATAGCTTTTAAGTGAGAGCTACACAGACAACCTGCTCCGTCAGGGGGGGGTTAGTCCCATTAGAAGGAGTAACCGATATGAAACACGATAGACAAATAATGATCTCGGTAGGTACTAACCGCCGTGATCTGAATTGGAGGCAGACAGCTTTAACAGTAGCAGAGCTGTATGAGCGCCTGCGTAATCCAATAAAAAGCATAGAGTCCTATGCTGATTATATGAAAATGAAAAAGGCTCAGCAGGACACTCTGAAGGACGTAGGCGGCTTTGTCGGCGGCTCTCTCAGTAATCCGCGCCGTAAGTCTAACAATGTAACCGGCAGGGATGTTATTACCCTTGACTTTGATAATATCCCCGGTTGGCAGACTGACGCGGTTGTGGCTAAGGTTGAGGAGCTGGGCTGTAGCTACTGCATCTACAGTACCCGTAAGCACAATGCGGCTGCACCCCGTCTGCGTGTGGTTATTCCCTTTGACCGCACAGTAACGCCTGACGAATATGAGCCGTGTGCAAGGCGTGTTGCGTCCTCCATTGGTATTACAATGGCTGATCCTACAACCTTTGAAGTATGCCGCCTTATGTACTGGCCCTCTTGCAGTGCTGATAGTGAGTATGTGTATAAGGTCAAAGATGCACCGTTTATCAGTGCAGATTTTCTCCTGAGTACATACACCGATTGGCACGATTTTACAAGCTGGCCTCAAGTACCTAACGCCGTAAGCTATGCAAAGCTGGCAATGAAGCAGGGTGATCCTCTGGAGAAGTCCGGCATTGTGGGTGCGTTCTGCCGTACTTATGACGTCATTACCGCTATGGACGCATTTCTCCCGAATATCTATGAGCCTGTTGACAATGATGACGGCAGATATACTTACCTCGGCGGCTCTACCACGGGCGGTGCAGTTATCTATGATGATGCAAAGTTTTTGTTTTCTCACCATGCAACTGATCCCTGCGGCGGTAGATTGGTAAACGCCTTTGACTTGATAAGGCTACACCGCTTCGGGGACAAAGACAATGACGCCTCCCCCGACACTCCCGTTACAAAGCTCCCCTCATACAAAGCAATGTGTGAGGCAGCTATGCAGGACAAAGCCGTTGTTACCACGCTCAACCGTGAGCAAATAGCACAGGCTAAAAAGGATTTTGAGGGTATCACTGCTGAAGATAAGCCCTCGACCTCTGCTGAGCCTGAGCCTCTTGATTGGGCTGAGAAATTACAGCGTAATCAGAACGGCGCAGTAAAGGGTACTATCGACAATATCCTGATTATCCTTGACGGTGATCCTGCTCTCAAGGATAAGTTTGCCCTCAACCTCTTTGCAAATCGTGGTGAGGTGCTGGGCGCTCTCCCGTGGCAAAAAGGTACTAAGCGCCGCCTGTGGTCTGACACAGACAGCAACGGCCTGTATTGGTATCTTGAGCGCATGTGGGGTATCACTCAGAGAGGAAACATTGACTCTGCTCTTGATATTCACGCTTCTATCCACGCCTTTAATGAGGTGCAGAGATACATTGACGGCTTAGTGTGGGACGGTGTACCCCGTCTTGATACTCTGCTTATTGACTACCTCGGTGCAAAGGACACAGCCTACAACCGCGCTGTGTGCCGTAAAAGTTTTACGGCAGCTATCGCCCGTGCAATGTCCCCCGGCTGCAAGTATGACACAATGCTCATCCTCGCAGGTCCTCAGGGTATTGGTAAGTCAACACTGCTTGATAAAATGAGCCGTGGCTGGTTTAACGATTCAATCCGTACCTTTGAAGGTAAGGAAGCCTCTGAGCTTTTGCAGGGCGTGTGGATCGTGGAAATCGCAGAGCTTGACGCCTTCCGCCGTACCGATATTGCCCGTATCAAACAGTTTTTGTCCCTCAAGGCTGACCGCTACCGTGCAGCCTACGGCAGACACGTAAAGGAATTACCCCGTTGCTGTGTGTTCTTTGGCACTTGTAACGAAATGGAGTTTTTACAGGACACTACCGGCAACCGCCGCTTCTGGCCTGTTGACACTATGGAGGCTGAGCCTACTAAAAGTGTATTCAACGATTTGCCGGATGAAACTGTCAATCAGTTATGGGCTGAGGCTAAGATGCGCTGGCAGACAGGTGAGAAGCTGTATCTGACTGGAGCATTGGAGGCTGAGGCTAAGATCAAGCAGGAGGAACACCGTGAGGCTTCCGTCCGTGAAGGTCTGATTATGGAATTTGCTGAGAGGCAAGTACCGGCAGACTGGAACAAATGGAACATTGACCGCCGCCGTGATTTTTGGGCTGGTGCAGCTCATACACAGGAGGGCGCTACCCTTGACCTTGTAGAGAGAGATAGAATCTCTGCTATTGAGGTTTGGTGCGAACTCTTTAACGGCAGTATGCGTGATATGAAACCTGCTGACACTCAGCAAATCAACGCCGTGCTTAGCATGATGAAGGGCTGGAAACGCTCAGGAAATCCGCTGAGGTTTGGTCCTTATAGCCTGCAAAGAGGCTTTGTCAGGAGGACGGATTGAGGCGTTACAAACGGGCTGTAACACCTAAGAATGTGTAACACCTAAAGTGTTACAGTGTTACAGCCGTGTAACCCCTATTGTAACACCTGAAAAACCGCATAAAATAAGGCTTTTTCAATCAAGTGTTACAGTGTTACATACTTTTCCTATAAAGTAGGTAAATTAAAGGGCTTATGCCGTATATACACCCATAACGCCTTTATTTCTATAAACTTTAGGGTATTTTTTGAGTTTTTGTAACAGGAGGTAAAACAATGCTTGAAAAAGACGTAGAGAAAAAGCTACACACGGGCGTAAAAGGATTAAAGCACGGCGCACTCTGTTTGAAGTTTGTAAGTCCCGGATTTACAGGTGTACCCGATAGAATTATTTTGTTACCGGGTGAAAAAGCAATATTTGTTGAAACTAAAAAGCCCGGTAAAAAAGAACGTGCAAGACAAGAGTATGTGCAAGGCTTACTCAGGGCATTAGGATTTGAGGTCTATTCTACAGTAGATAACAAAGCCTATGTGCAAGATATTTTGAAACGCTGTCAGGAGGTGATTATAAGTGCCGAAGGAATTTACCCCACATAATTATCAGCAATACTGTATTGACCGGATTATCAGTGATCCGGCTATTGGTCTTTTCTTAGATATGGGATTGGGTAAAACAGCAATTACCCTGACTGCAATTAAGAAGCTGAAGTATGAATATTGGCGATCTGCTAAGGTGCTTATTATCGCTCCAAAGAAAGTAGCTGAGAGTACATGGTGCAAAGAGGCTGCAAAGTGGAATCACCTCAAGGACCTCCGCTTCTCATTTGTACTCGGTACTGCTAAAAAACGCATAAAAGCACTCAATACCTCTGCTGACGTCTATATGATAAACCGTGAAAATGTTACTTGGCTTGTAGACTACTACCGCAACAAATGGCCCTTTGATACTGTGGTTATTGATGAGAGTAGCAGCTTTAAGAATCATCAGGCAAAACGCTTTAAGGCTCTAAAGGCTGTACGCTCACACATTAGCCGCATGATAGAGCTGACCGGCACACCTACCTCCCGTGGCCTTATGGACCTATGGGCGCAGGTGTATTTGCTGGATAGCGGTAAGCGGTTAGGTAAGACGATCACCGCATACAGGGACGCTTTTTTCAATCCCGATAAGAGAAACGCAACAACAATTTTCTCTTATGCACCAAAGGAAGGTGCAGACGAAATCATTTATAAGTCAATCAGTGATATTTGCATTAGCATGAAAGCTGAGGACTATTTGGAGCTGCCTGAGCTGGTCTATAACGATATTCCCGTACAGCTTGACGCGGCAGCTCAGAAGGCTTATGACCGTCTGGAGCGTGATACACTCCTCCCGGTTGATGATACTGTTATCACGGCTGGCAGTGCCGCCGTACTGCGTGGTAAGCTCCTACAGCTCTGCAATGGCGCTGTGTATGACGAAGATAAAAACGTCATGGAGATACATAACTGTAAAATGGAGGCTCTACTTGAAACTGTGGAGCAGCTTAACGGTCAACACGCTATTATCTGTTATAATTTTCAACACGATAAATCCCGGCTGCTTGAGGCTCTGTCCTCTACTAACCTGAGAGTAAAGGTGTATGAGGGCAAAGCTGAAGAGGACGAATGGAACGCCGGTAATATAGATTTGCTACTTGTACAGCCTGCGAGCTGTGGTTATGGCCTTAACCTTCAGGACGGAGGACACCACATTATTTGGTTTGGTTTAACTGACAGCTTGGAATTGTATCAGCAGACAAATAAACGCCTGCACAGGCAGGGGCAACCCTACCCGGTAATTGTGCATCATCTTTTAGTACAGGGCGGAACTGACGAAGATGTTATTAAGGCTTTAGGCGGTAAGGCTGATACACAGGATAGCTTGCTTGAGGCTCTGAAAGTCCGCATAATCAAAGCAAAGGAGAGTACAGCAGCATGACAGTAAAGGAATTATCACAGCTCTATTGGCTCAATAGAGAAATCGAATTAGATCAGGAGAGGCTGGCAGAGCTTGAGCGCAAAGCCTCCAGCCCTTCATCCCCTAACTTAACAGGTATGCCCGGAGGTGGCTCAACACCCGGCTTTAATAACAAGATTGAGCGTTATGTGGCTGAGATTATTGACCTTGAGGCGATCATAGCCGCAAAGCAATTACAGTGCATACATGAACGCAGCCGCCTTGAGCGTTGGATTATGGATATTCCCGATAGCTTAACAAGGCAGATATTCACACTGCGTTTTGTCAATGGCCTACCGTGGCGGCAGGTTGCATACAGCATTGGTGGCAATAACACAGAGGACGGCGTAAAGAAGATCTGTTACAGGTACATAGACAAGCAAAATGAAGCAGTTAAAAATCAAGACAATTTTATGTGATTTACATACAATACTCTTGATTTTGCACTGATTTGTCCCGATAATCAAGATTTAGTCCCGTCTGTCCCCCGTATATGTAGTACAATGGTAGCGTGGATTTTCAGGCTGCGTGGCGGTTATCGGTATGCCTCCAGCCTTTAGCCGCTTTTCGTGGCCCTTTTCCACAGCCCACAGCTCTACTTCTCCTGAGCTGTGGGCTTTATTATAGCATTATGGAAGGAGGCGCTGTTATCGTGTACCGACAGGGACGCAACTATGAGAATTTGAATAAAGGCATATTTGACGGTACGGGTATTTACGATATACCGCGCCTCTTTCCTGAACAATGCACAGCCCCTACCTTTATAGGCTTTAACTACGCTAAGACTTGCAAAGTCCCTTTTGATAAGGGGCTTCATTTCTTTATAGACGATTATCAGTTTACCCGTGTATGGAGTAATCCTGACGCCTACCTTGAAATGCTCCGCAATTTTAAGTGCGTGTGTACGCCTGATTTTTCTACCTATACGGATTTTCCTAAGGCTGTGCAGATATATAACCACTACCGCAAACATTGGCTCGGTGCTTATTGGCAGCATAACGGGATCACTGTTATTCCCACTATAAGCTGGAGCGACAAAGCAAGTTTTGATTGGTGCTTTGACGGAGAGCCTGAAGGCGGTACTGTAGCCGTGTCCTCTGTGGGTACTCAGCTCAACAGGGACAGCCGCAAGCTGTTTATAGACGGCTACAATGAAATGCTTGTAAGGCTTCAGCCCTCACTGATATATTTTTACGGCAATGTGCCGGATGAGTGCAGAGGAAATATTGTGAGGCTTGCTGCCTATCAAGAAAAATTCCGTAATAAAACGGAGGTGCTTTGACGTGGGCGGCAGAGGTGCTTCGAGTGGTATGTCTGCGGCAGGTAAGCCCTACGGCTCAGAGTATAAAACACTGCTAAAGACTGGCAATGTCAAGTTTGTGCAGCGCATAGGAGATAGTGCTTCAGCTCCATTGGAAACAATGACAAAAGGGCGTGTTTATGCAACTGTAAACGCAGCCGGTGAGGCCAAGTATATCTCTTATTATGACACTGAGAACAAACGCACCAAAACCATTGACTTAGATAAACCGCATAAGGGCGTAAGCCCTCATGTTCATCACGGGTACACCCACAATGAGCAGGACGGACCTAAGGGCGCTACAGGACTTTCCACAAAAGAGCGTGAAATGGTTGATTTTATTCTGAAAGCGTGGTATAATAAAAAAGGCAAGTAGTAATGTAGGAGGAGCAAGCGGTGTTTGCCGCTGCCCCGGTGCAAATCCGGGCGCTTGCTTAGGGTGCAGTGATGCGCCCTATTTTTATACCCTTTTCACCGTTGACCGCTTTAGGTCAGCGGTTTTTTAATGCTTCAAAACAAGTAAAGAGGTGAAAACAGATGCACATAGACAGATTTAGAAATGAGTTTAACAGACTCAATGGCGTATATGCTACGGATCAGGTTGTACTGTTTAGGAATCCCCTTGAGCTGTACGATATGAACACGGGCAAGGTGATTGCTCAGTTTGACAGTCTTGAGGAGGCTCTTGCCTTTAAGATTGACGGCAAAACTCTTGAGGAGCGTGTGTCCGCTTGGACGGAGATTGTTTTCCCCGTTGAACACGGCGGCAGAGGCAGTGGCTCAGGTATGGGCTTCAATGGTAAGTGGCCCTCTTCTGGCGGCGGTGCTAAGGACGAAACTACGGCGGATTTTCCTGCAAGAATGAATACCAAAATAGGCGTTAATCGTACCTATGAGGATATGCTTAAAGCCTTTGCTGATACTCACAGAGATGCAGGAGAGGAACACGGCGTAGTTATTGACGCCTACGGCTATGCTACTAAGTACAGACACGGCAACGCTGGCTCTATCTCAGGACTGACCGGCAACGGCTCTGAAATCGCTGTACATAATCACCCGGCAGGAGGCTGGCCCACATTCTCCAAAGAGGACGTTGTTAATACTGCCCTCGGTACGCGCAGAGGCATTGTTGCCGTAAGTGGTACTAAGGGAAGATCCGCAGATACCGCACAGTACGCAGGTACTTACAGCTTTGTTAAAGGCAACCGCTTTAATGCCTCCGGCTTTGTAAAGGCTATCAATACGGCAACCCTTAGCGGTAAGGACTATAATGACGCTGTTAATAAGTGGCTCAAGGCAAATCAGAAAAAGTACGGTTATAAATACAGCTATAGCAAATAAGGAGGGCAAAGCTAAATCACAAAGGAGGTGCGACACGTGAGCAGACCACAGGATAAACACTTGATCCCTCTTACTGAGCGAAGCGAAGAAGAGGCTCACGCTATACGCTCCGCAGGTGGTAAGGCAAAAGCCGAAAGCGATAGACGCAAGAAGCTCATGTCTGAGCTGCTACAGCTTTATTCTGACCTACCTATCACTGATAAGCGTAAAGCTAACCGGCTTAAAAAGCTGGGTATTGAGGAAGCCGACCTGACACAAAAGGCCCTTATAGCTGACGCCATTATGAGAGGCGCACAAAACGGCAACTCTTATTTGATCCAGCAGTACCTTGAGATTGTGGGTGAGGCTGGAATGGGCGGACCTGTTAAGGAAAACAACCTACTTGACGCCATTATAAATAGCACAAAGGAGGATGTTGATACAGATGATTTACCAGAGCTTCAGCAAGAGGCAGAATCTGACGCTGACGTGGTGGAATAGACCGAAGTACAAAGACTATGACGGTATAATCTGCGACGGCTCTATCAGATCGGGTAAAACTGTATCAATGACTGACGGCTTTATCCTTTGGAGCATGAGCAGCTTTAACGGTCAGAACTTCGCTATATGCGGTAAAACAATAGAATCCCTACGCCGTAACGTTGTTACCCTTATGCCTCAGTGGTTAGAGGGTATCTTTACTATTACTGAGCGCAGGAGTGAAAACAAGCTGATTATAACAGCAGGCAACAAAACGAACTACTATTATCTGTTCGGCGGCAAAGACGAATCAAGCTACACACTTGTACAGGGTATCACCCTTGCAGGCGTTCTCTTTGATGAGGTTGCACTTATGCCTCGATCCTTTGTTGAACAGGCTATGGCCCGTTGTTCTGTGGACGGCTCTAAGTTTTGGTTTAACTGTAACCCTGAAAGCCCCGGACATTGGTTTTATGTGGAGTGGATTAAAAAAGCTAAGCAGCGCAATATCCTTTATCTGCATTTTACTATGAGTGATAATCTCAGCTTATCTAAGAAAATTAGAGAGCGTTATGAGGGTATGTATTCAGGTGTTTTCTACCGCCGTTATATTCTCGGTTTGTGGGTAAAAGCTGAAGGGCTTGTTTACCCTATGTTTGACCGCAGCGCACATATCACACACAGCATACCGCAATACAGCCCCCGACACCGTTATTATGTGGCGGTGGACTACGGTACTGTAAACCCCTTTGCTGCCGGACTGTATGACTACAGCCCGTCAGAACAAAAGGCGGTTATGATAAGAGAGCTTTACTACAAAGGCGGCAGCACTAACCGTGTTGACAATGAGGCTTACTATAAGATGCTTAGTGAGCTTATCGGGGACTACCCGATAGAGTATATAATCATTGATCCTTCGGCAAGCTCAATGATTGAAACAATACAAAAGTACGGCAAATTTGCCGTAGTTAAAGCCGATAATGACGTACTTAACGGCATACAGGACGTAACAAAATTCCTTAATGCCGGTGTTCTCTACTTTCATAAGAGCTGTAAAAGCACCTTTGAGGAGTTTGAAACCTACTCATGGGACGAAGAAAAGGAAGAGGACGCTGTTATCAAGGAAAACGATCACAGCATGGACCAACTGCGGTACTTCTGTAGAACGGCGTTACGAAATGAGCTGAAATGGATAGTATAAAGGCGGTGATGAGATGAACTTTTTTACGCGCCTGTTAAGGAGGATAAGAAATATGTTTATTTACAGCTCCGATATTGGCAGGGAGTTTGGTGTTGATCTCATAGCGTCTGACGATATGAACAACGCCCTAAAGAAATGGGACAATATCTCAACAGGCAAGCCCCCGTGGAAAAATGCGGAGGACGAAATCGACACAGTAAATATGGCAAAGCACATATCAGATACCCGTGCAAAGCTCACTACTCTTGATATTGGCATTGCTATCTCCGGCTCTCCCAGAGCTGAGTTTTTACAGACGCTTGCGGATGACCTGCTCAAGCGCCTGCCTGATAAGGTTGCTGAGGCTGACAGGCTCGGCGGCATTATGATTAAATGGAACGGCAAGACGTGGGACTTTGTGCTTCCCGGCAGCTTTGGTATCACAGCTAAGGACGATAACGGGGAGATTGTAGGTGCTATTTTTGCAGCTCATACCTCACACGGCAAAAACCACTTTACAAGGCTGGAATACCACCGCTTTGAGGGTGCAGGTGAAGCTACTGTCTATGTTGTTACCAACAAAGCCTTTAAGAATCAAATTGAGGGCGGTAAAAGTGTACTCGGTGCGCCGGTAGCTCTCCAGAGTGTACCTGCGTGGGCAGATATGCAGGATGAGGTTAGAATTGCTAACCTTGAAAAGCCCCTATTTGGTTATTATCGTGTACCCGGTGCAAACACCATTGATCCTACCTCTCCTCTCGGTTTATCCGTCTTTGCAAACGCTCTTACAGAGCTGAAAGCTATTGACATAGGTATCAGCCGTAAAAACATGGAGATTGAGGACAGCAAGCACATTACCTTTGTAGGTCAGACCGTTATCCAAAATGCTACCAACAGAGGTATAAAATTGCCCCGTTTTGTTATGGGCTTGGGTATGGGTATCAATGACGGCGAAACTACCGCCGTACACGAACACGCCCCCACCATTCAGACGGACGCACGTATCAAGGATATAAACTTCAACCTCTCTATGGCTGGCGTGAAATGCGGCTTTAGTGAGGGCGTCTTTGTTATGGACGGTCAAACAGGTATGATAACCGCTACTCAGGTTGAGTCTGATGACCGTGATACCATACAGACCATTAAAGCGGATCGTGATGCCCTCAGTGATGCACTTGAGCAGGCATTTTACGGCGCTGACGCAATGGCTACTCTGCTTAACCTTGCACCCCTCGGTGAGTATAAAATCAACTACAATTTTGGTGATATTACATACAGCTATGAGGAGGATAAGGCAGCGTGGAGAGCTTATGCAATGCAGGGCTGGATTCCTAAGTGGCTGTACTTTGTCAAGTTTGAGGGTATGAGTGAGGATGAGGCTAAGGCTCTTACTGCTGAGGCTCAGGAGGCTAATATGGAAGCCGGTTTATTTGGCGGCGGACCTATCAGCTCTACCTCTCCTAAAAAGCCCCCTGCAAAGGATGACAAGGGCAAGGATGACAAGGGCAAGGATGATAAGGGTAAAGACGGCAAGGGCGACAAAAAGAAGGACGAAAAAGACGATAAGAAAAAGTAAGGAGGTACTGAGCTATGCTTACACCTCAGGAGCTTTTAGAAATCGTTGACACCCTGCACCCTCAGCTTGATACCCTAAATCAGTGGATCACTGCTGACCTTATAAGCCGTCTTATGGCAAGGCTTGGGCGCGGTGAGGAGTTTTTATTGACCGGCACGGATCAGTGGCAGCTTGAGGTGTATAAATCCGCAGGCGGACACTATGAGGCTCTGGAACGGGAGATAAAACGCTTTACCAAAAAGACAGATGCAGAGGTTAAGGCTATATTTGAGGACGCAGGTATCAGGGCTTGGGCTGCTGATGATGCGTTTTATGTGGCACACGGCCTTGAGTCTGTACCCCTTGCACAGTCTGAGTATATGATACGGCTGCTGACTGATACATACCAACGCACAAACGGAGAAATCCACAATTTCACCCGTACCACTGCAAAGGCAAGTCAACAGCAGCTTATCAACGTCCTTGATACTGCACACTTTAAGGTTATGAGTGGCGCACAGTCTTACACTCAAGCGGTTAAAGATGCAGTAAATGACATAATCAGCAATCAGGCAAAAGTCCACTATCCCACAGGCCACGTAGACACCATAGAAACCGCTGTACTTCGTGCTGTGCGTACAGGCGTAGGACAGGCAAGCGGCAATATGGCTATGCAGGGTATGATTGAGAGGGATTGGGACTTAATACGCACGTCCGCACATATCGGCGCTCGATACGGGGACGGTGGAGAAAACCCTTCTAACCACTTTTGGTGGCAAGGTAAGCTGTTTTCCCGTACCGGCAAAACACCGGGCTATCTTCTCTTTGAGGAGGCTACGGGCTATGGTACAGGTGAGGGCTTATGTGGCTGGAACTGTAGACACTCTTTCGGTCCGGGTGATCCCGACCATAACCCCTATGCTGATTTTGATGCAGAGGAAAACAAAAAGGTGTATGACCTCTCACAGCAACAGCGTAAAGCTGAAGCCCGTATCAGACAGCAGAAATTAAAGGTACTCGGTTTGCGTGAGGCTGTAGATGCTGCTGAGGACACGGCGGTTAAAGCTACACTGCAAGACGAATACAACAAAGCAGCCCTCAAGCTCCAGCGATATAATCAAGCCTATAACAGCTTTTGTGAGGATAACAACCTTCATAAGCTCAATGACCGTATCACTGTTGCAAAGTGGACGCGCTCAGAGGCGGCAAAAGCTACGGCTGCCGCACGAAAAGCACAGCAATAATCAAAAATAACAACAGAGCTTCTAAAGCTGCCTGCAAGGCGGTTTTGGAGGCTCTGTTTTATATGCCCCTCGCAGTTTAGCCGGTGCGACTCCGGCAAGGGGTACAAAATTAGACTATGCACGGTCTTAATAATGTGCAGACGGAGGGACACGGCTACGTCCTAAAAAGCCTATCCGTTAAATAGGAGGTAACTCTATGAAAACCGAAGAATTGACCGCTATTGGCTTGACTGAAGAGCAGGCTACTCAGGTCCTTGCTATGAACGGCAAGGATATTGAGAAGCACAAAAAGCAGATCACCACTGTTGAGGGTGAGCGCGACGCTTTTAAGGCTCAGCTCGATACGGCCAACGAAACCCTGAAAAAGTTTGAGGGCATTGATCCTCAGCAGATTCAGACCGAACTCCAGACCTACAAGACCAAAGCTGAGGAAGCGGAGAAGAAATATACCCGTGAAATGACTCAGCGCGATCAGAGGGACTGGATTGGTAAAAAGCTGGATGAGTACGGCGTTACTTCGCCCTATGCGCGCAGGCAGCTCACCTCTGACATTATGGCAGAGGATAGCGGCTTATCTTGGAAGGACGGAGCTTACTTTGGCTTTGACGATTTTATGAAATCGGCAAAGGAAAAGGATAACGGCCTGTATCAGACAGCCGAAGAAAAAGCAGAGGCCGAAAAAGCCGCTGCACAAAAGGCGAAAGCTCCCACTTTCACAGGTCCTACTGGCGATCCTGCCGGTGGCGGTGATAAGAAGTTTACGCCTCCCAAAGTATTCTAAAAATCAATTTTGAAAAGGAAGGTAATTCACTATGGCAAGAATCCAGTCTTTAGCTATCTTGGCCGCTGACGGCGAAGGTAAGGAATACCTTGCTGAACTTTACGGCAAGGTTATTGAGGGTGTTATGAAAACCCTCGCATCTGCTGGCATGAAGAACGCAGACCTCTCCGGCGATCCCACTTCCGGCTCTGTAGAGGCTAAGCGTTTTGTAAATGCTACTGCTCAGGAGTACGGCACTGCCCGTGCTGCCGGCGCTGGCAACAAGGTTAAGGCTAAGCCCGTAACCGTTGCTATCAAGAACGATAAGGAAATCGTTGAGGAGATCGAAGAGAAGGACACCCGTTTGTACGGCGTTGACGGCTTGCTTGACCGCCGTTCTGCAAACCACGTTATCCGCATGGCTTCCAACCTCGACAGGGACTTCTTTGACGTTGCGTATGATAACGCCGTTCAGGTTGAAATCCCCACCGGCGCATCCATTGAGGATGAGTTGGAAACGATCATTCAGGAGTGCGAAAACACCTCTAACGATTTTGTTGACGGTGTTCCCCGTGCTATGATGCACCTCGTTCTCAACACTGCCTACTACGGCAAGGTCCGTAACAACCTCGACAAGCAGGTACGCTCCAATGTTGATACCGGCTCTGAGGAATTTTACGCATGGCACGGCGTTGAGTGCAAGTCCAGCACCCACCTGCCTGACGGCTGCCGCTACATTCTCATGGTGGACGGCGCGGTTGCTCAGCCTGTTATGGCTAACCAGTACACCGCTGAGAAGATCCCCATGTCTGAGGCATACGCAGTATCTCTCTTCTACCACTACGGCACTGAGGCTGTTACCCCTGACCTCATTTTCACCGGCGTAGAAGCATCTGCGTAATTCAATCTATCAAGGAGGACAGTAAACTATGAAAAAGTTTATTAACGTTAAGACCGGCAATGTGGTAAGAGCAAAGAACGCTGCCACTGTTGCCCTTATGGAGAAATCCAGCGGTTACAAGGAAGTAACCGGCAAGACTGCTAAATCCGGCAAGGAAAAGCAGACCAACGCCGCAGGTGGCAACCCTGACAACGGCAACGCTCAGTAAGGAGGGCTGACCTATGGCAATGTATGCAGACCACGCTTTTTATAAAGACGGCTTCTTCGGTGATGCCTTAACAGCGGAAAACGCTAACAAGTGGCTGAGCCTTGCAAGTGATGAGATTGACACTCTCACTTTTGGCAGGCTTACTTTTGCTTTTCCTACTGTGGAGGCTCACGTGGAAAAAGTCAAAAAGGCTGTGTGTGCCATTGCCGAAGCCCTGTATTACGTTGACCTACAGCGTAAGGCTGCTATGGCTCAAAAGGCTCAGGACGGCTCATACAGAGGCGCTATTGCCTCTGTTTCCTCCGGCAGAGAATCTATCTCTTATGCAGGAAACAACGCCTCTGCCTCCGTCTATGCCGTAGCAGCTACAAGTGCCGTTGAACAAGGCAAGCTCATAGGCAGTATTGCCGTTAAGTATCTGGCTAACATACCTGATGCAAACGGTATCAATCTGCTTTATGCCGGGGAGGTGCGCCATGTACCAAAACACAATCACACTGTTTAACTTCCACGAAGCAACAGGGCTTTGGTATCCCTCCGTTTTTACCGGCGTTGACTTAGGAGTGAATAACTCCAGCAGGTCAACAAAAGACGGCAAAAATAACGGTGATGCCGTGAGCGTCATTATCCACTGCACAGCGGATAAGAAGTTTACCACGGCAGACGGCACAGAGAAAAGCTACACAGGCGCTAAGGCGTATGCTAAATGTGAAAATCCTACCGCCTGTATCACTTTCAAGCCTGAGTGCGATTTTATTTATGAGGGTGTATGGCCTGACTCAGAGCCTCTTAGAGAGGAGGATTATGAGTCAGGACTTTATCACGCTCTGAATGATAAGTATGACGGCGTTTATATGATAAGCTCTGCGGCATATTACGGCTTGCTACCTCACTTTGAGATCGGGGGTAGATAAGCGTGTCTGAAATGCAACACTTTCCTAATATCTCCTATGTGGGAGCTAATTTTAGGATAAATGTCAGCCTCGACAGATTCTCACAGCAATTCGCTGACGCTCAACAGTGGCTCGGTGATAGAGTGCTTGAGGATAGCAAGGCGTATATGCCACACCTTACAGGAGGACTACAGCAGCGCTCTCATACAGAGGACGGCGGTAAAAAGGTCATATTTCCCGGACCTTATGGCCGTTTTCAGTACGGGGGTAAAGTTATGGTTGATCCCGTTACAGGCAGTCCGTGGGCGCGAAAAGGCGCTAAAAAAGTGCTTACGGACAGACCTTTGAAATATTCAAATCCGCAGGCTACCGACCACTGGTTTGATACCGCTAAGGCACAACACGGTGAGTATTGGATAGCAGGCGTAAAGCAAAGGGCAGGTGGTGGATAAATGGCAACACAGAAAATGGTTGATATAGACGGTGCAGAAGCCGTGAGTAAAGTGCTGCTGGCACTGCTTAATACCTTTCCCGGTTTGGAGAATGGTAAAAAGGTGCAGTTTTCTACACTGTCTGAAACTTCAGGCATAGGCTTTTACCCTACGTCTGGCTCAGCTCTGTTATCTGATAAAGAGGATATAACAGGCCATGTAACACAGGTCTGTATGTACCCCTTCAGCATCATATACAGGGCTGCACCAAAAACCGATTTGCAGAAGATCCGCATTAAGGAGTTTTTGGACGCCCTCGGTAAGTGGTTAGAGCTTCAGCCTGTAGTTATCAACGAAAAAACCCACAAATTGACTAAATACCCTGTTATCAATATTGGTAACAGGGTAATTAAGTCTATCAGCCGCACAAATCCTGCACACCTTAACGCCACCTATGATGACGGCGTTGAGGACTGGATTATATCGGCTACTCTCAAGTATGAGAATGAATACGATAAGTAAAACAAGGAGTGAAATGCTATGGCTAAAGTTGAACGCAAGTATTTAGCACATTACATTGACTCCAGCTTCGGCGGTGAAACTCCCTCCTATGTACGCCTCGGTGCTGACCTTGAGGAATACATTGAGGAGCTTAGCCCTGATGTTGAGGTCAAGAAGAACATTATCGGTGAGCAACGTGTCAATCACAACGGCTACGAAGTGCAGTCTGAGGTTGATCCGTTCTATGCCGATTATGACGATCCGCTTTTTGAACAGCTCTCCAAAATCGCTATGGAGCGCCTTACCGGTGAGGACTGCATGACTACTAAGGTTGACGTCCTTCTGGCTGAGGACGGCACTGTGGTTTGGGCTTACCGTGAGAGAGTTGCGGTTGTTCCTAACTCTATCGGCGGCGATACCTCCGGCGTACAGATTCCTTTTTCTGTTTACAATGCCGGTGAGCGCGTCAAGGGTACTTGGGACGTTAAGACCAAAACCTTTACCCCTGAGGAAACTCCTGCGGCGTAAAGCTAACAAAGGGCGAATGACAAACAAGGCAGCCCTGAAATCTTTATCAGGGCTGCCTTTATTTTTTTTATCTGGAGGTAATCTGTTATGGCAGAAGAAATCAAAAACAATCAAAACTTTACCGGCATTGTTGTAGATGACGGTAGTGTCAGAGAGTCTATCCGCAATAAGCACGGAGAAGAAATCGGCGT